ATCAGGGCTCCTTTCAGATGCTGGCAAAATACAAATGTGAAAGTCAAGAATAGTTTGTTAATTGCCAAATTTACGTCTTGACAAAAGTCACTTCATAACAGCCATAAAGTACACGATCATTTGGCCTGTGTTTTGTTCATTATACGGGCAATCCACCCACAGGAAATATGATTCTCCCATGAGCGGATTGCTTGATGGAATTGTCGTTTATTCTGACGCCCGGATATACCGCTCCCAGCTTTTCGGAAGAAGCTCACGCTTCTGGTCAGCGGTCAACCAGTCCCAATGGAGGATTGACCGATGGTCCCGGCGCTTGATGCGATCCTTGTGGCGCAGAAGCTGTTCATAGGTCGGTCTGATTTTGTCCATCAGGTAGAGAGGATAGTTCTCTTCAAACAGTCTGTCGATGATCTCATCAGCGGAAAGCTCTCGGAGAATGCGAATCTTCTCAGCATTCATATCAGCTGCGCTATAGCGGTTGGCCTTCGTCAGCGGTTCCACTTCCACGATTCTGGGGCCATACGGAAATGCGTCAGATACCTTCTCCGCAAAATGCAGCCAGTGGAACTTGTCATAGGTATCTGCGCTGTACTCTTTGCCGGCTTCATACTGATAACCGTTCAGGCCGCAAAGGTTCTCATCCAGACCTTTGTAATAGATTTTGTTGGACATTTGCGTTTCTCCTTCATCGAAGATGATTCATTGTTACAGAGGGCTCTGCCCACAGGAGATAAGCCCCTCTCCCATGGACAGAAACCGTAGTTCTGTTGCTGGACGCAAAACTGCGCTCAGCTGTTTCGCCTGTGAATCAGTCACAGGACTATGCTGGAGATCAGCCCTGCGCCGGGGTTCCCTTCATCTTAAGAACCTGCACAGCCTCGGGCAGGATCAGCTTACCGTCCACGCGCTCCTTTGCGACGAAGGCCACCTGACCCACACCGGCGTAAAGCTCGTGGAGCGCAGCGAAGCTGCGGGTACCGCGATCACCGATGTTATAGTAGCTGAAATCACCGAAGGCTACCACCGGCTGACCGGCGGCAACGGTGGGAACGAACTGAGATGTGTACACCGGGAAGCCCAGCAGACGGTCCGGCTCACCGGCGGTCAGGGCGGGCTGCCAGATATACTGTCCCGTGCCGTCCTTCAGCTTGCGGATAAACGCCAGAGTGCTGTCGGCCATGATGAAGGCGGCGTTGGTGCGGTAGGGCCGCTTCAGCTTATAGATCAGGTCGAGCACCTCATCCGCCGTGATGGTGTTCCCGGCGCTGGTGATACCGATCTGGCCGCCGAGGGTGGGATGCAGCAGGCCGGTAGGCTTGCTCACACCGTCACCGACAAGGAACGCCTCCTCCTCGGCGTTGGCGATGGCCTGGCCGAAGGCGCGGATCAGGAAACCCTCCAGATCATACTGGTTGTCAGCCAGCAGCTCCTCAGAAACCTTGGTCGCTACGGAGAGCTTGAAGGCATCCAGAATCTTCTGGTCGAAGCTGGCGTCGGAGAATACCAGAGCGCCGCTTTCCTCGACCCAGGAAGCGGCAGGCTTGGATGCCGCGACGTTGATCTTGCGCTCGCCGGAGGTCTGGATCACAGTGCCCAGCTTGCGGATCACGTTCTCCTGCTCCAGAGCTTCGATCAGGCGGGTGTCCCACTCAGCGGGGACCAGATAGCCGCCGCTGGCGTCAGTGCCCTCGATGAGCACATTGGAGACCTGACGGAAGTTGGAGCGCAGAGCGCCCAGCATGGCGTTCTTGTACTCGTCAGAAGCGCGTCCGGTCTTCGCCGTGCCAGTGGTGCCGGGCTTACTGGTCAGCGGGGTGCCGATGGTGCGGGAAAGCTCCGCGTCCAGGGCAAGGCCGCGCTCATTGCGCTTGATCTCTTCGCCCAGGCCGATGATCTCCTGCTCCATCTTCTCGTAGGTGGCGACGTCCTTTGCGGACAGCATGCCCTTCTCGTCCCGATGGGAATCGAGGAACTGCTTCGCCTGTTCCCAGGCGCGGGCACGGTTCTCACGCAGTTCGTTTACAGTGAAAGATCTACTCATTGAAATACCTCCTGCCTCTACGGCAAAAATAATAGCTCCCATGAGGGAGCCTGGTTGAATGGCCCATAACCGGGCCGGTTATAAAGAACAGCGGCAGAGGGGCTTCTCTGACCGCTGCGTCTTCCTTATTTGGTTTCCTTCTTCGCGGCATAGATGCCTGCGTCTTCCAGCTTAACCATCGCGCCCTGGATGAGGAAATTGTCGCCGCCCTTATCTGCCGGGATCAGGTCGAATCCCTCCAGGCGGCGCACATCGTTGGGACACATGAAACCGTTGTTGATGCCGACGGCATAGCCCTCCATGCGGCTCTTATAGTCGCCGCGGAGCAGTCCGTCCACATTGAAGCGGATGGAATACTGCTTCTTTTCCTCCCGGCTCAGGAGTGAACGCGAAAGGCTCTGCTCCCATCGGATGATCCAGGGTGTCAGGCTGTACATCACGAAATCGAGAGACATCTGTTCGATGTTGTTAAAGGTGGCACGTTCCAGGTTCTGCACCATATGGGGAGGAACACGGAAGATGCGGCAGATTTCCTCTACCGAAAACTTCCTCGTTTCCAGAAGCTGTGAATCCTGTGGACTAAGGCTGATCGGCTTGAATGTGGTTCCCTGTTCCAGCACAGCCACCTTCCCGGCATTCCGGCTTCCGCCGAAGGCTTCATTCCAGGACTGACGGAGAAGCTCCGGATTCTTGATGAGCGTCGGTGTTTCGAGGATGCCCATCGGGGCCGCACCGTTGGCGTAATACTTGGAACTGTATTCATCGGCAGCAAGGCCAGCGCCCACTGCATTCCGGCAGGCGGCTATTGGGCTCATGCCCACCAGACCGTCAAAGCTTAGTCCGGGGACGTGCAGCACATCGGCGGCATCAAGGATCACGGTGTTTTGCTCCATGGTCGGCGGCTCCGCATCATATCTGGTGTAGTGGTAAAACAGCCGTCCGGTCTTTTCATCCCGCTCCACGCTCATGCGGTTCGGCATCAGCGGGTACAGCGCCACAACCTCGCCTCGTCCGTTACGCAGGATTTGTGCGTAAGCATTGCCGTAGAGAAGCAGGTGCGCCATCAGGGTCTCCCGCAGCGTGTAGCTGCTCATCTCCGGGTTTGGCTCGTCATGGAGCAGAAAGAACAGCGGGTGATCCTCCGCTTTCTCCTGGTTGCCGTTTTCGCCGCGCACATACACATGCAGCGGCAGACTGGCGATGGATTCGCTGAGGACGCGCACACAGGCATACACAGCGGCCATCTGCATGGCGGTGCTCTCCGTCACCGGTTTTCCGGCGGCGCTCTGTCCGAAAAAGAAGCGCGGACCGGTACCAGCGGCGCGGTTATCCATCCGCCCTTTGAATATACTCTGAAAAATGCTCATTTTTCCTCCTCCCGCCCTTCAAGGCGGCTATAGGCGGCGCTCAGATAAACAGAAGCCCGCGATGTTCATACACAGATTCGGTCTGTGTATTTTCATTTCTGACGGCTCTGTCCAACGCCATAACCAGTGCCACGGCAAGGTCAATCTTCTCCACCGCTTTTGCCTTGCTGAGTTTGATATTGCCCGCCGGGTCGGTCTGCACAACGCAGTTATCCATACACCAGCGCAGGACAGGATGGCCGCCGTGGGCGAGCTTCTGTTCCAGCGTCAGCTTGTACAGTTCCTTCGTCGGCGCGGACATATCCTTAAAGCCCTGCCCGAAGGGAACCACCGTCATACCTTCATCAGCAAGATGCTGTATCAGCATCTGGGCGTTCCAGCGGTCATACGCGATCTCACGGATGTCGTAATGCTCCCGCAGTCCCATAATCTTGGCTTCGATGGCTTCGTAGTCAACGACATTGCCCTCGGTGGCGAGGATGAAACCCTGCTTACGCCATAGGTCATAGTTCACATGATCGCGCCGGGAACGCTGATCTATGGTTTCCTCCGGCACCCATGCGAAGGGCAGGATGTAGTAGGGTTCATCCGGAATCATCGGCGGGAACACAAGCACAAGAGCCGTCAGGTCTTGCGTAGAGGACAGGTCGATCCCGGCATAGCAAGGACGGCCATGAAATATCTCTGCATCCACAGGAGCCGCGCATTTGTCCCATTTTTCCATCGGCATCCAACGGACAGCCTGTTTCGTCCAGATATTGAGGCGCAGGGTCTTGAACACGTTCTCCTCGGAAGGATTCTGCTTTGCGCTTTCGCAGGCTTCACGGATTGCGGATTCCTGAAATGTGACGCCCATTGACGGATTCGCTTTCTTCCACACTTCCGGGTCTGTCCAGTCATCCTCCGGGTCGGCGGCATACACAACCGGATAGATCGTGGAGTCGGTTTTGCGCCCATCCAGAATGTCCTTAGCCTTCTGGAACAGTTCATAACCGATAGAGTGGATGTTGTCACCCGCCGTAGAAATAATGAACTGAAGGGGCTGCTTTCGTGCATCGCCGCTACCCTTGGTCAGGACATTGTAGAGGTCAGGGTTCTTCTGGACGTGAATCTCATCCACGATTACTCCATGCGCGGAAACACCGTGGGCGCGGTCAGCATCAGAAGACAACACCTGATAGAAGCTATTGGTCGGCAGAAAGACGATGCGTTTCCGGCTGTCCAGAATCTTGCACCGCTTCTTCAGCGCCGGAGATAGCCGGATCATATCGGCAGCCACGTTAAAAACCAAACTTGCCATCTGCCTGTCCGCTGCCGCGCCGTAGATTTCCGCTCTCTGTTCGTGATCAGCGCAGAGAAGATACAGCGCAATAGCGGCGGCAAGCTCGCTCTTCCCGGCCTTCTTTGGTATGAAGGTTATACACTGCTTAAACTGTCGTGTACCATCTTCCTTCACGATACCGAAAAGGTCGCGGATGATTCTGTCCTGCCAATCGAGCAGCTTGAAAGGCTTGTTATAAAACGCGCCTTTCGTGTGTTTCAGTGATTCGATGAAAAGTACGGCGCGGTCTGCTTTTTCCTCGTCATAATGACTGGTCGGCAGCATGAACCGTGACGGCTTATACACATATCTTTCCATAACGGGTCATACCTCCTTCCGTTGTGTGCTAACTTCCCGCAGAATTCTGCGGAATGTTATGGCTGTTATGAAGTGACTTTTGTCAAGACGTAAATTTGGCAATTAACAAACTATTCTTGACTTTCACATTTGTATTTTGCCAGCATCTGAAAGGAGCCCTGATTTAACAGTTCCCGGCATGTGGCCACTCTGTTATTCGTGGATTGGTTACCGACAGGCTAATGGTTTCGCCGAGAGCTCTGCGATCTCATTGCGTGGATCACCGAAGTGCCGACAGAGTCAACAACACAGATAGCCCAAACCTTTTAGTGATCACAGCTCCTTGCAGATACTGACAAATATGAAGTTGTTCTTGTGTTTTGGCAGCAAGCTGCAGGCTACTGCTGATTGCTGCTTGTTCATTGATTCACATCAGTTTCGGCTGTCTGTCAAGGGCCGCCTCGGCGGTGCATTTACCCTTGACAGACAGCCGGAACTGATGTACCCGTTCCGGACATAATACCGGTATTTCCGGTCATCATACCCCATACAAAGCATGCAAGTTCCCTGGCCACGGCAGCAACAGCCACGTTTTTCTTCTTTCCATGGCGGATCATTCTGTAATACTTGCTTCGAAGACGTGTGTTGGCTTTATCGGCATATCCGATAATCTCTGCAGGTTGATCGGCCTGTCTGGCTCGCAGTTCTTTGGATTTATAGCCAACGGCTCCTTTGCAAATTCCTCTTGCCGCTTCAACCAGCAGGCGGCGCAAATGAGAGTTTCCGGCTTTGGTGATTCCAAGGCGATTTACATTCGTGGAGCTGGAATGCTCTCCGGGAGCCAGACCGAGAAATGCAGCATAAATATTTCCTTTTGCAAAACGCTTGAAGTCTCCGGTTTCTACTATAAGAGAGAGCGCCGTATGCGCACGGATACCCAGGAAACATTCCAGTTTCTTAGTATTTTCCCGATAGCGTGCTTCAGAAGCGATTTCTTCGATTTGTTTATCAAAGCGTTCGATCTTGGCAGCCAATTCTTCATAGGTAGCCATATATTCATCAATTGTTCTGCGATTCATTGGGGAAAATTCCAGGTTTTTCAGCCATTTGATATGATTACGAGTCCATTTGTTGTCTGCGTACAGATACCCATGCCGAAGAACAAAGGCATTGATCCACTGCTTTACCCTTTTCAGAGCCATCTTATGGTCATCCCGCATTCGAAGATACTCTTTTATCGCATCGTCTTCTTCAGTTGGGACATGTACCGGATGGTAGCCGCCATAGCATAAACATTTCGCAATCAGAAGAGCATCTCGTTTATCGGTTTTGATTTGCTTTCCTTGCGGTGACAGCATTGTTGAGGGTGCGAGAATAACGCATTTGATTCCCGCATCGGTAAGCTGATGATACAAGGTATACCCGAGGCAACCTGCCTCGTAACCACATTCAATAGAATATTCATCGTTGAGTCCAAGTTTCATTCTCAATGATTCAATAAAGAGAATAACATTTTTGTAATCCGGTGCAACCGTAATATTGCCAAAAATTCGATCTTCTGATCCGATTGTTGGCTCCATTGCGCAAAGAGTGAAATTTGTACTATGGACATCCATACCGATTTTTAGTATTCTATACATAAGTGACCTCCTTTTGTATGCGGTAAACCCTGTTACCATTGATCTTGTTCAATCTCTAGTATACAGGTAAATCCACGTTGTTACAAATGTGAGGTCACTTCATATTATCTCAATCCGACAGCAGTGATTCCAGCAGATCATCATGCGGACTGCCCTTATAGCTTTCGGAGCAGTTTTCCTGGACGATCTGATAGATTTGGAGCCACAGGCTGTTGGATAGTTTCAGATAGCTCTGTGCCTCAACCACAAACGGGCTCTGCGTTGGCAGGCCGGTGGTTGGGTGCCGGTTCACAAACCCGAACTGACTGGACACGCCTTCGATCTGAATCCACCGGGCAGTCGCCATGGCGTATTCATGCAGCAGGACTGGGTTGATGAGATGTGCGCAGTTGCGCTCTTTCAGCCATTCCCACGTTTCAGTGTAGATTTCATCCGCATGAAGCTCGCCCATCCGCTGTTCCGCCGTCATGAAATCCTTGATCGGCGGCATGGAGATATTCTCCAACTCCGGAGGTTCCGGTAGCTTCATCACGGTGGCCGATTTGCCTTCCTTGATCTTCTCCGACAGCGGCTTTTTCTTTCGGCCTGCGCCGGGCCTCGCACCGCCGCGGTTGGTTCCGTCTTTCGCCATACATACTCCTTCCTTCCGTTGCTTTTGAGCAGCGGATACTGACCTTGTTGAGACTGATTCAAATTTGAATCGGTCTCAGGTTTATCTGCCATTACCATTGACTGACATCCCTGCCACCCTCTGTGGCGGCAATTACGGTGGTGCAACTTTGAGCACCATCTGGCGTTTGATTTCTTTGATTTCGTTTGATTTCCAGACTACATTTTTCAAACGAAAAGGCACTCCGGGAGCACCTGAGCTTTCCTCAGAACGTGCCCGAAATGCCCTGTTTATAAGGC